GCACTCGTCGGGTTGTACTCCCGAACCCTGTACTTCACTTTACTCATTGTCGTATCGTTTTAATTGTTCAACCTATACTTCTTTTTTCAGGAAACCTATACCTTTCTTTGGCAAAAGGTATATGTTTCTTTGGCAAAAGGTATATGTTTTCTACCGCTATATGTCGGGTGGTAATGCGGTGTGGGGTTACCATACAAAAAGAGAGGCATCCCGATTGTGCGGAATGTCTCTCTTTCGATGGATGATGTCGGATGTCTTATGTCAGACGTTTCAGCGGTGCGAGGTCTTGAAGTCCTGGGTCTATGATGTCAACGGTCATGCCGAGGGCTTCGGCGATGGCTTGCAAGGTTTCAATGTTCACGGCATACTTGCCGCCCTCGATGCGCCCGATGTGGGTACGTTGCAATCCGGCACGCTGTGCCAACTCGTCTTGCGACAGGTCAGCCATGAGGCGCAGGGCTTTCACGCGCTGACCGATTCTCATGCGGGTTTCTTCTTTGTTCATAGTTCCTTGAATATATAAAAATACAAAATGTTTCCAAGTACGAATATAGTTATGATTGCACCGACAATGATAAATTTTATAGCAACCTTTTTGTTTTTGACACTCCAAAAGGCTGCGGAAACCATCAATCCAACCATTACATACATAAGGCATATATCTGCCATTAACCACTCTCTCATAGTCATTCTTTTTTATAAAATGGTGGAATAATATTGCCTTCGTCGATTTGGCTTTTCACGAATCTTGCCACCTCCTCGCGCTCATAGACTCCAAACGTCAGCCAATAGTCCGTAGGCCCTTCGATGTCCGTATAGTCCACACGCCAAAGTCCAATGCCGTAGCTGCCGTCACCAAGCGGGCAAAAAAATACTCGTTAAATTCGCTCTCATTGCCTTTCGTCTAATATCGTTTGTATTATTGCCCGTTCTTGGGCGTAGATGTCAAGTTTACGACTGACGCGAGGCGACATCTTGAAGCCGTTGAACTCTCGCGTCCTCAGTACAGAGGCTTTCTTCTCGATGGCCTCCAGTTCCTTCTCCAGCTGCCGCGTCGATTTCTTGCTCATCATCGTGCGGAAGTTGTCAAAGTCCGATGGGTGATTATACCTTTCCATTTTGCGGATATTGTTTGTCGATTTTCTCTTTCAGTTCTCCAAGCACCTGTGCAACCATCCGTATCTCGTCTTCGTTGCAAGCGGCTGGCTCACCTTTTCTCAGCAGTCCCCAATAGACGTTTCCGTTCAGGTCACCGCTAATCGTGATTTTATAGTCTTGATTAAACTTTGTCATAGTCCGTTCTTTTCTAAACATGTGATTACTGTTAGCATACTTAATCCCAGTTCGTTGGCTATCTCCCTAACGGTCATTCCGTCAGACCAACACTCGATAATATCTTCATCATCCATTATTTGTCCTCCTTGAAGATTTTATCGTAACACTCAGCGCAGAAGTCATTGCCCTCGCTGTCGGTGCAGAAGTCTTCCACGTCTCTGATCACCTTTTTGCAATGGGTGCAAATGCTGATGGCCTTATCCATCCGCTTCACCCATCTGATAGCAGCGTCCCAGCCTTGCATCCATGCCGCCCAAGGCGTAGGGTGCATCTTTCGTTTCGACTGCTGACAGATGCGATAACGCGCATCAAGCAGGAAACTCTCGTCTATTTCGTTGATGTTCATAGCTTGTCGTTATTACATTCAATAAACCGAAATGCTTCCTCGTCGTACTTAAACCCAAGATACTTTCTCACGAAGTCCTCAAAGTCCGTGATGTTCTGCATGTGTTTATAGCTCTCAGGTGGTGGCACCTCGCCAACCTTCAGTTGTTTGTGCCACTTACTTATCAACTGCGAATGAACATTGTCGAGCCAATTCCCGACACTATCGAAACTTGTTCCGTGAACCTGTATCTTAACAGAGTTCTTCGGCACGAACTCTATACCGTCTATAATTACCGTCATAATATCAAATGATTGTGGGAGGGTTGCCCCTCCCGTGTTAGTCTTAATTGATGCTGTACTCCTCAACCTTGAACGACTTCCAATCGGTGTTGCGTACATGCTCAATGAATTGCTCTCTTGTCATTGGCTCAGGCTTTGAATATGTACGGGTCTCAACATTGTAGCGTGGAGCCATGTAACGTCTGCTGTCAGAAAGAATCTCACCTTCAAAACCTTTCTCTGTTGCGATTGCCTTAAAAAAAGTCTTCATAACTTTGTGCCGCTTATCCGTTGCCGCCGGTTCTAAATGTTATTTGTTTTATTTGACATTGCAAAGATACGACATTATTTTGAATTGTGCAAGTATTTAGGCATTTATTTTCGTTTTTGCCTAACTTTTTATACTTTATTTAGACTTTTACCCACGTTTTCGCCTAAATTGTTACACATTTTAAGGAATCAATTCGTTCAATTCGTGTTCAAAGAAAACGAGAGGCACCCTTTCGGATGTCTCTCGATGTCGATTGCGATGTCTGCCGATTACGGCTCCAGCCCGCCCGTGTCCTGACTGCCACCGCCCTGCTGGTTGCCGCCGTTGTAGTCTGCCAGAACCATATAGTCCGGGTCATCCATGATCTGCTGATGAAATAGATCGACTATGTGAATCATGCTGTTATTTGTTGATTGCCGCTTCAGCAGCCTGATAGAGTATAAGGCCGGAGAGAAGCATCTGCACCGGGTCGACCTTGGTGGATGCCTTATGGTCCTTCTTCACAGGCTTGATATTGTTCATTCCGTCGTTGCTCGTCTGCAAGACACAGCATCCGAAGCAGTACGGCCATAGGGGATTCATGGATAGATGAATCAGCGGGTCAGGTATCATGTGACCCATGCCATCGTCACGGCTATGCTTGACGTAGAAGTCGAAGTCCTGGACTGCCGGCGTGTATGTGGCGAAGTTCTGTCTTACAGGCACGACCACGGTCTTAGGATCGAGCCCGATGTCGAACACCCACTGACTGATGGCGTTGACCACCGTCTTCGCGTTGAAGGGGTCATAGCCGAAAGCCATGAAGTTGACATCCTTCTCGTCGAGCTGAACGATGCGTCTCACAGGCCATGATGGGTCGAAGGTCTTACCCGGAACGATGGTCAGCCATCCCGCGTCTGCCCATTTCAGGAGAAGCTCACGGATGGGGCTGTCATCGACGGCCTCCTGTGACATATATACATCCATGTCGGCGAAGAGCTCACCGGTGATCGTGTTATAACATAGGAACACATCACCATTGAGGTCGTCACCCTTGGAGAAGTCCATGCCGGTAAAGACCATCCATCCCTTGCTCCTCGTGCAGTCGTCGACCCTCATGTCTATCTGTATGGCTCTGATCTCGTCCGGAGTCAGCCACTCCTTGGTCGTCTCAGAGGCATAGACGTTGAACAGCTTCGAGAACAGCTCGGCGCGGGTCATCTTACCGTTATACATGTCAGTTATTGAGTCCTCGTAGAACTGATGCTGACAGGTGATGCCGAGCATGGGGTTGATCTTCTTGCGGATGGTCTTCGATGTCAGCAGTAGTTCCTCGTCGTACTTCTCCCAGTCGTCTGGCTCGAGGAGAAGACACAGCTGCCTGTCGTTGCTCAGCGTCGGCTGCTCCTCGCCTGACTCGAACTTCAGCTCTCGCAGCAGCCCGGAGTGAAGGCCGTCAAGCATCTCGATGAACGGCCCTGACTGTATGGTGCCTGCCGTTGTAGTGCCGAAGGTCAGACTCTCTCTGCGCGGACCCATGGAGGATCGCATGACATTGACGAGGTTCATCATATCGCTCTTCCCATTGGTGTACTGTGACGATCCGAGCTCGTCCCAGTTCACCAGCTCCGCAAACGGACCGTCCTTCGTCTTACCGCCTGCCGTCAGAGGCATGATCGTTGCATTACGCACGGTGTGGAACTTCGGCTTCCATCTGATGTACTTACTGGTAATATCAAAGCGGTGCTTTGTGTCTGCATCGTTCAGCATGAAGACGGTGCGCCCGTACAGGATGCGGCTCTGGAACTCGGCATTGGCACAGCAGTATATCTCGCTGTTGTAGTCGCCAATAAGGAAGAACACTACCTGCATGAAGGCCGACATACCCGTCTTGTCCGTCTTACGAGGCGTGTATAGCACGAAGTAGTTACACATCCTGCGGAAGTCCTCCACCATGCCGTCCTCACGTTCACGCTCCGTCGGGAGCAGCTCAGGCTTGTCTATCGCACTCACCTCTGTATTGAACCATGTATGGAACCCGAAGACGGAGGCGAGTACCGCCACCTGGAACGGCTGCCAGCGGTACACATGCGCACGGTCTGTGCCTGGGCACTTGATGCCTCCACGCACATGCAGCCAGCGTCCCCGCTCGTCCTGCTTCCATTCACCCTCGCGGATGCGGATGATCTGTTGCACCTTCTTGGTGTCGAAGTCATACGTCCGCAACAGACGCAGGAACTTCACGCCACCGAGTATCTCATAGCCGTTATGTATCTCCGGATCACCGGCGAGACTCTCGAAATATGCCAGAAGGCGCGGTTCTATGTCATTTAGCTGTCGCCACTGGTTCTGCATGTGTCGGCTGAGAATCTCCTGCGCCTGAATCTTCTCTTCTTGTGTCATATACTATCTGTTGTTGATTACTGTCAGAACGGGATCGTCATCGTCACTGTCATCACCGCTGCCCCTGCTATTCCCTTTCGCTGTCAGACCGAGGGAATCATACTGCTTGATCAGCGTGTTCTGCATCTTGTCGTACTTATCCAAAAGAGGATGCAGCTCTGTCTTTTGCTGGCCCATGGAGCCGGTCATAAGTTTGCAGATATCATCCTTCTCGAGACTGGTCTGAATCTTATCGAGGATGACCATGTTCATGGCCGTAGCCCTGAGCATAGGCATCAGCCACGGGTCGAAGCATCCGTCATTCCGATGCTCCACCATGGTCTTCAGCTCCTCAATATAGTCATTGATTGTCTTGTCTTTCTTCGCCATTATTTGTGAAATTTTATTTGTAATTGTAAAGTACACTCATATGGTATTCGGCACTCGTTGTAAGCCTGAACGCTCACACCGATCTTCCGGCCAGACAGCTGCATCCACGCATCCCACCGGGGGTCACATGGTCGCTTCCATGGATGGTTCACGTCACGGTTGCTCACACGCACATGGGTGCCGCGCTTGGTGATGGCATCCATGGTACCGAGACATACATGCGTCTCTTTGGAGTTCTTCGGACGCTTCACCGTCTTAGGTACCAGTCCCAGCAGCGGGCACTCCGCACAGCAGTCAGGCTGCGTCGGAGGTAGCTGAATCATTGTTATGTTACGTCGTGGCATCTTTTTTCTGTTTTAAGTGGTAAATAGAGTTCTATGCGAGTATTGCTTATACAAGTAGTGCGGTCATTCCATGTCAGCCTAATATGTAACGTTGGAAAAACGCTCCTTCCGATTTTTCCTTACCGACAGAGAGA